GCACTCCAAGTCCAAGTTTTACGATTTCCATCACTTGCTGGAGTACGAGTTAAAGAAGCTGCACTCCCATCATCAAACCTAAGACTCTGCTCAATCTCATAATCACCGCCAGCACCACTAGCACCAATGATTGTATTTTCGTTAAGTACGCTCATTATTTAACGTCCAGGCTTGCGACTGCGTGAATAATTGTTGAACTTGCTACCACATAGTCTATTCGGTCTACGGAAGCTGCCGCTGTGGATAGTGTGGGTGCTGTGCCTCCTGGGAATTTAAAGTTTGTTCCATACGCCAACGTGCGAGAACCAGTGCCATCCTGGGTGATAAAAAATGAACCACTTTGCCCGGCGACAATGCCACTGGGATTTTGGAGAGTTCGATTTCCGGCTAGGGACACTGAAAAATTATTCGACAATGCCAGGTTTGTCGCAATGCTGCTTGCATCGGTCAAAGCCGTTATTTCGCCCCGCTGCCCGGCTGTAAATGTTTGAGCGGATGCCAACGCTGCGTGCCCCAGGTTATCCGCTGCTAAACTGCCAATCGTGATCCAGGCATTGTTTGCTGCATTACGTTGTTTGAGCAAATTGGCCGTTGTATCAACCCACCACATGTGGGCGAACTTGTCGCTTGGCTCAGATGATGAACTATTGTTGCTCGATATGGCACCGAGGATTGTGTTTAATTCAGCACGAAAAGCCGCGCCTGATTGGTTTGCTAAAACATAGTCAGCGTTTGACATTTTATGCGATCTCCTGTGCTGTTACCGACAGCTCTGATATTTCGATGTTGTATGCAGGGTCGTTTACGCTCAACACCGCTTTAAATTGGAATGCTCGTTTATTATATTCGTTGACGTTTAAAAGCTCCCAGGCTGACCATGTTGGGCTTGATGCCGGGTCGTCTACTGTGTGCCTAACATAAACTTTGCAATCGCCGTTGGCGGTATTCGTGCCATCCCAATCGGCCCAATCGTCAATGCTTACTGACCGGCTATCCACCAAATCTAGGGGCTGAGTAACAATTGATTTTATATGGCGTTTTAATTGCTGGCGCTTAACTGCTCCGGCATCAATGCCAGATGAAAATGTGTAAGTGCCGCCCAAATCTATCCCGGCGTCACCAATGTCAAACAAAACCACGCTGTCAATATCTGCCCAGGAATCAATGTTATTTTGGCCCTCTAGCTTGATGATGCTGCCTATCTTAACTACATCATCAAACGAGCCAGGGAAATTGGGTTGAGCCTGGACAATACCAACAGAACTAAACGCTTGGACCGTATCGCCCAGGGTTGTGACCGATGTAATATCAGATTGGATGCCGCTTGAATCTGTGGCCCGGACAATATACGTTCCCGCCTGGAAAGGTAAAACGGCAACAGTGGCCGTGCCATTTAATATTGAATTACCCACCGACACTGAACTGGACCACCCCGCGCTCGATGTTAAACTTGAATGGCGAACTTCAATATACCCGCCAATTCTTACGTCAATATCTGTGGATTGGTCCCAGGTTAAAATGGTTAAACTAGATACGTTTTGGGCTGCAAAATTAGTCAGTGCATTTGGCTTTGCAGCCAGGCCAAATATTTCAATGAGTGCCGTTTGCACCCAATCACTAGAAGCGCCCAGGGCGTTAATTGCCCTGATTCTGAAATAGTATTTTTTGGGCGCAATGTCTAATATTTCCACATCAATGTCTGAGACAGTGCCACCATGTAAATATTTAGTGCCGCCATCTTCTTTGTATTGGATTTCGTATTGGTTCACAAATGCGTCATTTGCAGCGGTCCAATTTAACTCCACTTTGGCTTTTACACCGGCGCCGTTTTTTGTAATGTAAAGCGATTCGCTGACTGTTGGTATTCCTGGCACACCAACCACAAGTGGGTTTGGCAAATTGGTGTCGGGGATATTATCCGCTTCCGTTTTCACGGACCAGGGATAAATACTATCCTGATGTTCTACTAATGATATGGCCACCGTGCCATCAGAATTAAGCGTTAGTTTTTGCACTCTAAACGACTTGGCGGTCCACCCTGGCGTCGAATGGGTGACACTTACAATGTCTGCAACAGAGCAATTTAGGGCTTCGCTTGTGCTGTTAAACGTCACCATTAACGCATTTCTTGAACGCTTCAATGCAATGGATGCAATATCCTGGGCACTGTAAATATTAGTCGTACATGAAAGGTTCATATTTTTAACTAACTCGACGCCGCCATCTTCTAATAAATATCCGGCCTCTTCTGAACTTCCAGCAATTGGGTATTCGATTTGGTTTAGCTGCCAATTGGCCGATGGGTCCGGGAAGGTGGCCACGATTCTATTAAACTTCGTCTTTTTGGATTCGCTACGAATTGATATTCCACCAATAATGTGCGACTCGTTAAACGCAAATGTTGCGCTTCCCTGGTCCTCAATCACCAAACCATATTTGCCCTGGCTGTAGGGCATAATGCCGCGCATCGATGACAATATAACTTTGACGTTACTAATTAAACTTTGCCCGGTATTTATAACTGCGTTACAACTGAAAATCTTTTGGGTTGAACTGCCGGTATAAGACGTTACCAGGGCGTCACATTTGTTAGCTGCCGTATTAAATAAAGTGTCGTCAATAAACCCCGTTGCCAAGCCTTTGCCATAGCGTGAATTGGTCAAATAATCCCGCAAACACAAGGCCGGGTTTGAACTGTTGGCCACGGTCGCTGTGGCGCTGGTACGGCTGTCGTAAACCTTTTTACCTTGCACTACTGCATGGATGATTGGAATGGAGCCAAACGCGTCCTGGTCCCATTTAAAGCGTATGGCCAAATAAGCAACGCCGCTCAGTTTGTGCGCGCTCGTCCAGCCAATGTTTGCATTGACCAGGGTCGAATCTGCCGCTTGGCCATCTGTGCCAGTGTATTTATTGATGGTTAGTAAACCAGAAAACTTTGAATCCGTGCTTAAAACGTCGTTAATATACACGTCGCCAATGCTATGAATTTCGCCTTCGCTTAACGCCAGGACCATGTATAAATAAATGTTATCTGCGCCGCTGCTCCCGATAAATACCCTGGTTCCACCAACCTTTCGCTGGCCATAAATCACGGGGATTGTGGCAATGTTCGACTGTTTGTTGACCAATACCCCTTCGTATTGTGCGGCGGCATCTGCCTGGTCGTCAAACTCTGGAATCTCAACAAACCATGAAACCACGTCGCCAATTGCGCCAATGGTCACGTCGATAATGGATTGTCCGATTTGGCCAATTGTGCCAATCGTTGTGCCTACCGGGTCACTGAAAAAGTCACTAAGCCAACCCATTATGCGCGACCCCATTTAAGGTCTTTTACGGTGTTGGGTGCAAACTCAAACCCTAGATCACCAGGGAAGTAAATTTGCTGCGAATTGTGGTTGGTCCTACGAAAAGATTTTTTGTCAAAATCGGCCCAATGAGAACTTGCAGATATTACAATGGTGCTGGTATCGTCATTATCTGAAATTGAAAAACTTTGAATGCGCCCGTCATAGATCAATATTGGCGCACCGATTATGGAATAACTCTCGCTTAATAAAACTCGGTTAATCGTAATCTGGCGATCAATATAAGTTTGGCTTAAAAGGATGCTGATGTATTGCTGGCTAACACCTGACAAAGTAACACTTACCGCGCCCACTTGGACCTCTGACGTTTCTGTGACGCTCGAAATGCCTTTTAATGCGCTGCTGCTGCTGTAGGTATCGCCAGAATAAACCAAATCTTGTGGACACTCGGTTATAAAAACAGCGGTTTCAAAGTCGATCTTTACCAGGTGCGCGGTTATAAAAGAATCTTTTGCAAGCTCCGATATTGTTGCGGAATTTATGGGTCTGCTCAAGACAACGCCTCCACAAAATCGACTTCGTATTTAACGAAATTACCGGCGCCCAGTTTATAACCTTGAATGTCATTTGATAAACGCACGGTAAATGGCACATTAGAATAAGTGACCGTATCCGACGATGTTACCGCTGTTATTAATGCCGGCGTAAAGGCCATTGCACCATTGCCAGAACGGTCGGCGGTCAACATATAAACCTTCGTGTGCCCTGAAAACTTAACCACGTCACCGGCCTTTAAAGCCCCTGTAAGCCCTGCAATTGTCACCGACTTAGCGCCCAGGGCTGCCGCTGAACACGTCACCGTGCCACTGGGGTTGCCGCTGCTAGTGCTTATTTCTGTGGGAACAATCGTGAAAACAGTATGGCGACCTTCCAGGGCGACAACGTAGGCAAACACCGGGTTAAATTCGCTCCTGGTTAATGGTGGATACGTTGCGGTAAATGTCCACTTTTGGCCACCAATCTTGCGGCTTTGCATACGGCCGCTTACCGTTTCAGAAAACAAAGTCGGGCTTTCAGACTGTAAGTTTATCGCGTTAAACTTTGGGCTAGTTGGGTAACTCATGCTAGTGCTGCCCTCCCGCGCTCATTGAGTGATTGATTAATTAAATTCATAATTGTGGAGCGGCGCTTGGTCAGTAATTCATCAAACCCGGCGGTATCATTTGCGCTAATGTTGATGGTGAAATTGCCGCCACCTATCTGGTCATTTGGGACCACGCTTGCTGCCTGGTTTGGTATCACCATTTCTGGTCCACGCTCACCCACAATGTATGGGCTGCCGGCGCTCATGGGTCCACCATTAGCCCGGAATTGAGTGGAGCGAATCGCTGCAACCTGGGCCATACCATTGGCTAATGCCAGGGCACCAAGGCCCAAGTTTATAGGAAATGGCGCTGACGCTAATGCTGACGAAACCGCCTTATAGGTGTTAACAATGGCGTCTTTTAAAGCAAATGCTTTGTTCAATGCAAACGCCTCTTTATAATGACCGCTTAATGTTGCCAGGGTGTTTCTGCCCTCTTCCTGTAAATCGCCAAAGTCTTTCACTTTAGCCGCCTTTTGCATGGCTGTTTGTTTCGCCAAATACTGGTGAGTTAAATCATTCATTTTTCTTTGATGGTCGAAAGCCTTTCCTTCGGCCATTGCCTGGTAGCC